GGTCTATACAATCTTGAACAAGCTCTTGATCGTCGTACTTCTATCGGAGTTATCAACGAAACTTTGAATGCTCTGTCAACAGATGAAGAAGTCTCTGCAATTGTGAGAGATGTGCAAGAGGCTGTTGTACCACCTGCAATAGAAGGAATTAATGTACCAGAAGAAGTACGAATAGATGCACCATTCCTCAATGAAGTTAATCGAGTGGCCGAAGGTATTCCGGGTATCGACTCAACAGATCTACTACGGATCATAGGGTTTGAGACTATCGGATCATTCTCTCCAAGTGAGAAGTCTAGGACATCATCTGCAACAGGCTTAATCCAGTTCTTAGAGAAAACAGCAAAGGATCTGGGTACAACAACAGCAGAACTAGCTGCAATGTCTCGTGAGGAACAGATGAAGTTTGTAGAAGCTTACCTGAAGCCTTACAAAAACAGAATTAAAAACTTCGGTGATCTGTACATGGCTATCCACTATCCTAGAGGCATAGGTAAAGACGATGACTATGTTCTGTATCGTAGAGGTTCTGATGCTTACGATGCTAACAAAAGCTTAGATATTAGTAAAGATGGTACAGTTACACGTAGAGAAGCTATCGCAAGAGCTAGTTCCTTTGGTGTACCTGAGGATCAAATAACTGAGGAGCCTGTATCAAGTGCTCCAATGGAATCTCTACGCCCTATGGCTAGACCAACAGGGGACGAATCTATATCACAAGAAGTTTCTGTGTCTAAAGTATTTACTGAAGCTCCGAGTAATATAAATAATCCAACTGTTAGAAAGGAATTGGAGAATCTAGGTTACAAACCAGAATTTACTGTATCTTTTAATAGTATGGAATCTTTTGAAAAGGCTAAAGAAGCTGGAATACCCATGGGAACTCAGATAGTAGTTGGATCTTATGATAACCTTCCTATACGATTTATACAAATGCTAAGTAACAATAATTCAATTATTAAGAAGACTATTACAGGGGAATAAGATGTGGCTATTCAACCTGATTGTTGGCTCACGAGTACAACGCCTTGTGGCAGGTGCCTTAGGTGTCTTAGTGGTGCTCTTTGGGGCGATTCAGTTTGGACGCCAGAAAGAGAAGACGAAGCAGAAGGTGCAGAACCTGAAGGCTTACAAAGAAACGAGAGAGAAGATTGATGAAGTTGAAGTTAACACTGATAGGGATGCTGCTCTTGACAGGTTGCGGGACAACGATCAACTCCGTTGATGCTGTTTGTAGCATACCCCTGCCAACTGTATCACGGGATGATACAACACAAACTATCCTAGAGGTAGACAACTTCTCTGCTAAGTGGAGGGCAGCTTGTAATGGCTAAACTAGATAAGTCAAAGATGAAGTGCAACAAGCCTAAGAGCACTCCTAATCACCCTAAGAAGTCTCATGTTGTCAAAGCATGTGAAGGCGGTAAAGAAAAGATCATTAGGTTTGGACAACAAGGTGTAAAGGGTAGCCCATCAGGGTCAGCCCGGAACAAAGCATTCAAAGCCCGTCATGCTAAGAACATCAAGAAGGGTAAGATGAGTGCAGCATATTGGGCTAACAAAGTCAAATGGTAAACAACACACTTATATCCTACTTCCCTCTACCCAACATGCCATTTCAGACACATACCAATGTAGTCTTTGAGAATGGTAGGGGTGAGGAACCATTGAAGAAGAAAGCTAAAGAACTTAGCCCTGCAGAGATAGTGCAGAAAATAGAAATGAATAAACCCTATGCTTACGGCCCTGACTACACTAAGCTTAGACAACCAACTGGTCAGATAGTTAATTTCGTTATTGCCTGAGGTAAGTTAGATGGACCCGATTAGTATTGCACTAGCAAGTTTCAGTGCTGTGAAGGCTGGTGTGGCAGCAGGTAAAGAGATAACCTCACTGGCTAAGGACTTAGGAAGTCTCTTCGATGCTATTGATGAGGTTAAAGGGGACCACGAGAAGAAGAGAAGTAGTATCTTTTCATCTGCAAATGAGGAAGCCTTAGATACCTTTGTTGCTAGGAAGCAAGCAGAGGATCTTGAGAACCAACTAAGAGAGATTATCATAGCCACTAGGGGTTACTCAGCCTACCAAGAATTGTTAAACCTTAGGAAAGACATAAGGGTTCAACGTAAGAAAGAACTGGAAGATAAGAGAAAACGATCCGAAGAGTTCTGGGAATCTATGTTGTTGTGGGGTTTGATATTCATTGTAACCATCATCACTTGTGGTCTTGGTTTACTAGCACTTCTCTACTACATGGATAGATTATAAAACTAAGAAAGGTTAATCTAATGAAAGCACCACGTACACCAAAAATTAAAAAAGACCCTAAATCTCCTGCAGGATTAGGTGGTCAAAAGTTATTCCAACTTCCTTACAAACGTAAGATTTCACAAAGTCTTGGGAAAACAACTCCCGTTGGTCCACCAGTACCTGCTCGTCAAATGCCTTTTAGTAAGTATGAAACCCAAAAGAAAACTATTAAGAGTTTTAAGGGGAAGTAAGATGGCTGGACCTACACCAACTAAACCTGCTCTATGGTCAAGAGCTAAGGCAGAGGCAAAGAAGAAGTTCAAAGTCTACCCATCAGCTTATGCTAATGCTTGGGCATCCAAATGGTATAAGTCTAAAGGTGGTGGCTGGCGAGGCAAAGACAACAGAGTGAGGAAAGCATAATGCCTTATGAAAAATATACACCTAAACAAAAACGTCTAGCTGCAGTTGCCGCACCTCGTAAGAAGATTACATCAGCTGACCTAAAGAAACTTCGTCAGAAAAAGAAGAAGAAGTAATGGCTAAGGGTGGTCTAGGTAAGTGGTTCGGTGAGCAATGGATCGATGTCAAGACAGGTAAACCCTGTGGCAGATCCAAGGGTGAGAAACGGGGATACCCTGCTTGCAGACCCAAGGCGGTAGCAGGTAGCATCAGCAAGAAGGAAGCTGCCAAAAAGAAAGGACCGAAGAGAGTATCTTGGTCCACAACAGCATCAGGTAAGAAGAGAAAGGGGAGCCGTTAAGCTCCTCTTTTTTTTATATAGTCTCACCCCAATCATAACAAGAGTAGTCTACAACAAGCCAACCTCGTTCTTCGATAAGTGCAATGCCAATCCCTAAACTCTGTTGACATTCTGCATTTGTCTTGTACATCTCTGGCCCAGTGAATGTTTTACAGACAGAGCCATCTGTAAGGCAAGCTAATACTAAAGCTGCTATCATTAGTTCTCTCCTTCCATTTCAAGTATAAGTCTATTCAAGTACCATTGTGCTTTCTTCAAGTCCTCAACAGGCTTTCCCTTATACCTGTAACGATGGAGATACTTCTTAGTATTACCTTCCAAGTATCCCAAGAACATCATCGTATCCATGTTGTCCTTCATATAGTCTATGCATTCTATCTGCCCATCACCGTAGTGTGCTGGTCTATTTACAACATCAGTCATAGGTTCTCCTTCATAAATACTTTAACCCATTGAGCACATATGTCTGACCGTACAATGTCTTCTACACCAAACTCAATAATAGGAACAGGTAGCATATGCTTCTTAGCTAGGTGAATAACTTTAGACAGGCCATCAGCTTCCTTCAAGTCTGACTGTTGTACATCACCGTTAAGAACGATTGTACTATTTTCTCCCACCCTTGTCAACAACATTTTAAGTTCATGTGTTGTTATGTTCTGTGTCTCGTCTACAATTATAAAAGCATCATCGAAGCTACGGCCCCGCATAAGAGCAAGAGGTGCCATTTCAATGTTGCCATTCTTGATTGCTGTTTCAACTGCTCCTTTTCCAAGGTGCTTCTCCAATACATCTAATACGGGCAATGCCCAAGGCATAGTCTTCTCAGTCAAGTCACCCTTGAGGAACCCTAGCTCTTTACCTACGGCAACGTGAGGTCTTGTGATGACGATTTTATCAACTTCTTTCGTCGTGTAGAGGTCGGCAGCAATAGTAGCAGTGACATACGTTTTGCCAGTCCCCGCAGGACCAAGGACAAAGATTTGGGTGAAGTCTTTGAGGGCATCTATAAACTCTTTCTGTTTGGGTGTACGAGGAAGCAGCCCAGAAGTTTTCTTCTGAGCCGCCCCTTTATAGTTAGTCTTACGTCGAGTACGTTTAGGTTCTTGTTGTACCATTAGATGTCTATTAACTCTGCTGCAGTGTATGGAATGTGAAAGAACTTCTCACCTTTGGTGATGTATCTACCCTTAGCTTCCTTGAGGTTGTCCTCAGTCAGTAGGGTATCCTTGATTCTCCACACCTGCTTCATGTCATTACGAAAGATGTAGAAGTTTAGTACACCCTTCTGCTTCTGGTACATCTTAACAAGCCTACCCTTACGTTCAGGGATACGTATCTCTGCCCAATGGGTAGGCCAATCTTCTTTCCAAGCTACCTTAACTTCAGCTTCATTGAAGTATGTGTAGTCCTTCTTCTTTGTCACCACATCTACGTTGTAGTTCTCTTCTGTGTTGACGATGGTATGCCCCTTCTTCTTGAGAAGGGACACCAGAGTTTCTTTAGCCTTAGCATCATAAGCTTCATACAAGGCTCTGTTGAATGGTCGTTTGATCATGCTACGAAGATTTCTAGCAAGGCAATTACAGTAACGACTACTGCGTATACTTCTATTCCTGTCATGTTAACTCCTTATGTTAGATCTACGATTTCACAAACATCACCTGAACAAGCCATCGTCTGCATGGCTACGGTGTTGTCTTCTTGTTCATACTCTGAAAGCTTTGACCAGTCAATAGCATCTGGCATACAGGACAACAGAGTTTCATAGTCATGCTTACCTACATCTTGGTATGGTGCCTGTTGATAAGTATGTTCGTTGAATGGAAGGAATGATACACCACTCATCTCATCAAAGTATTTGTACACAAAGGCACCCACTTCAAACCATTCATCCTTCTTGACATTGATAGTCACACTAGGTTTGTGTTCACACCAATGACGTTGATACATGAGCCACATCTCTAACTGTTCGATAGCAGTAAGATCAGTAGTAACTAAAGCACCCTTGGGAGACTTCACCGGGAAACTGAATACAACAGTCTGGTCTGGTTTAATGACACAAGGAGCACTTGGTACACCCTGATCCTTCATGAACTGTGTCAAGGGATCTTTAATGTCACCACGGACAGTACGGATATAATGGGGACTGTGGCGAGCATGTATGCCACTGGCACTATCCACCAACTGACTGACCGTCCCTGACGGTTTGACGCATGTAATAGCAGCAGCAACAGGTATACCAAGGCGGTCAGCCCATTCAGCATTAGTATCAACAGCCACGGAACGTAAGTGCTCAAGTGTCTTCTCCAAGCCTTTGTTCTTTGTTGTCATCAGGGGGTTGTCTGTTATCCCTGTGAGTGACACACCGAGCAGGCGTTCTGCTTCTGTGTTGGTAGTCCACACCTTTCGCAGATACGGAAACTTGGTGAAGGTTGATTGGATTGTTCCCAGAATAGTTGCCAGACGGACCTTACGTTCCAGATCTTCCACACTATCCGTAGCACGGACAACAACTTCCGTGAGATTACAGAACTGATTAGGACGCAAGATGATTTCACTGCATGGGTTAGTCCCAAACTCATAGTCAGTATCCCGCCGCCCATTCTTTGCAGCTTGGACTTTACTTGCTTGACGATTGAATACGCCACGTTCACCACTCCCACTTTCTACTAAGGCCATCCACTCTCGCATGAATGAGACAGCATCTGGTTTTTCTGTGTAGCTCACAGAGTTATTAGCTAAGGCACGTTGAGGTTCATTCTCCCACCACTTGCCTGACTTAGCATGACGCATACGATCATCACTTAGGTTAGATAGACTGATCATTGCTGATCGACGTACACCACCTACAACAACCACTTCACCGATCTTACACATGATGTCATGGCATTCGATTGAAGATAGTTTACGTCCCTGTGCATCCTTGAAAGCCTTGACAACAAAGTTAAACAAGTCTATCAGAGGTGCAGGTCCAGAGGCCCGGCCACCGAATACTTTTAGCTTGGCACCTGCTGGACGAACACGAGTTGTGTCCCACTTAGCAATCTCACCACTGTACAGGAGTGCAATCAATTGACGGAGAGCCTTAGCCCAACCTTCCTTGCTATCCTTTACGACTATGACAGTCTCACTATCGAACAACGTAGGGATCTCTGGAAGCTTCTGAACGAACTGCCTCTCGACACTGAAGCCAACGCCAGTACCACACAACAAGATGAACATAGCCTCATCGAAGGACTTAGGGTCATCTACGGGTAGGTAACTACAGTTGTAACCTGCTGTGTTGTCCCTCTCTAAGGCTGGGCCAGCAGTCATCATGGCTCTCATAGAAGGCATGACAGATAGATCTAGGATAGCTTGCTCTAGTTGGTTGATGATGTCTGTAGTATCGTCTTGACCATCATACAACTTAGGACAGACAACGTTCTCAATGTAACGGTTAACTGTCTCACCCCAATTCTCTCTACGTCCCTCGTCCTCAAGCCAACGGGCATAACGAGAAGTATGGATAAAAGATTGGTAGTCTGTTGGTAGGTAGTTATTCGTCATAAGTATTTCTTCCTCGTGCCCGCATTGTTAAGTCTTCTTCTAACCAAACTAATCTATCAATATCTGTCCTAGATATTCCAATGTCATTTAGTTCTTTGTCTGTCAGTTGGTTTAGTTGTTTGATTGTCTCACGGTGTTGTCGCCATGTCCGTAGGTAATTCCAGTATCGCCAGATCCATCTCATCGTTTATCACCTGAACCTCGTAGTGTGCCACGTTCTACACGCCCGTCTAGTTTCTCCATGTTCAATTCCATGACAGACTTGAGTGTACCACCGTAGATATTAGCCAATGCTGTAGTGTAGAACAACACATCCCCTAGCTCGTGCAGCAGTTCTTCATTGCTGTAACGGGCCTTGTCACGTAACATCTTCTTGACTTTCTCTGCCACTTCTCCGGCTTCACCCACCAATCCAAGGGTGTTCTCAAAGATACGATCATTACCTTTGGTTAGGATCTTACCTTCTACCCAATCAGAGTACATGTCCAAGTATTCTTTATATTCTTTAAAGCTCATCATTCTTCCATCTCTTTCCAATATTGCATCTCTGCATCTGTGTTAAAGTAATCTTCAAAGCTTATCATTCTTTCTTCTATTAAGAACTTAATGACAAACTCTTCGGTGATCTCGTTGTCTTCTAGTAGATAAGCTAATCCATAGTTCTCTACCAATGCCCGTAACTTACTCTCAAAATCAAACATCGAACTCTATCTCTATGGGATCTATTGTTGTAGAAAGTTTCTTGATGTCTTCGTAAGCTTCATCGAAACTTTCGTAGATGATTTCCTCGTGTGCCGTATAGCCGTTAGGATATTCAACAAGACACAAATTATAGCACATTGTCTCTTCCATTTCAAATGGTCCTTCGACTATTCTATGTATCTTTAGTATCATCGATCATCCCCATAAAGTATTCAAAGTCTATGACTGCCAGAGGTTTCTTTCTGTTTTCTTTTATAACCACTAGAGGCATTGCAGTTGTAGGACAATTGCTTTGTGCTTGTTCCAAGTATCTAAACACTGCCATACTCTTTAGTGACTTACATTCAACACTGTACGGAAACAAAAGTCTAGCCTTCTTTGACAGCTTTATATCCTCACCAGTCTCACCCATGATAGCAGAACGGATGTCAGTGTCAAGCTCTAATTCAGGGAAGGACTGCAAGATCCTATCCCTTACTAGGTTCTGCAGCCTACGTCCCTTATCCTTTGCACTTCTAACTTTCATTCTTCACCTCGTACACTTGTGGTGTGTTGACAACATCCACCAGATGGAGAGGACCGTTGGCATAGAGAAAGGTACGAACCTCAGGCCAGCATAGCTTACGGAACTCACAGTAACCACAAGCCACATCAAGGCGTGTGTTGGGTGATGTCTTGCTTTGGGGTACAGGTGGGATACGTTCTTCTGGTATCTCCCCTTTGACCATAGCCTTAGCTGCTTCCATCTCTTCTTCTTTAGTCTTCAACTCTTCTTCGAAGTCATAGACATCTAAGCAGATGTGTCCGTTAACTTTATCAATAACAAGGAATGCACCTGCAGTTTTGTTAGTGACAAGGGGATCATCCTTACCTGCATAGACATAGGAAGATAGCTGTGAGATATAACCGAAGGGATCGTCATCCCGAAGTGTACCATCTTTAAACTTCTTGAAGGCGTATGGACTGGCTGACTTAACATCCACTGTCATACCGTCGATCACTGCGTCACGATGTCCTTTGATACCGTGTACATTTAGCTTGCCCTGTAGCCCCTTTACATCATGACCAGCAGCCATAGCTACCGTCAAGGCAAGCTCTTCAATCATGTCCCCGAAGAAGAACTTCAAGAGTGTGTTAGCACCCAGAGGCTCTGCTTCGGTAGACTTGTTGACCTTGTACCAAAGCTTACGTCTACAGGCTGTACCTACAGAGGACAGGGAGAGGTATCCTCTGGGTTCCTGTGGTTTGCTAAACCTTTGGTTCGCAGTCAATGCAATACCATTACCAAGGAGACTGCCTGAGGTACCATCCCAGCCACCTTCACCCCGGATCACTTCATACATATCATCTACGAGTGTCGTTATCTGTTTCATCTAGTATTCCTAACTTCTTTGCTATGTTTATGATGTTCATTATAGACCAACCAGCTAACTCGTCAAGCTCTTCTTCAATGATGTAGAGTTTCCAAGCTAAGTATAGGCTGATAACTAGATTGATAATTAGTATTGCATTTGTTGTATCTATCATTTGTTTTGCATATGCAATCTAAAGGCACCCTCTGGTGACTGAAGGGATGCCATAAGATCCATCATCTGTTGGTAGGACATGTAAATTATCTGGTGTTCTTGCATAGCCTCATCGAATTGTCTGAGGTAGACAGTACCATCCTCTGCAATCACCAACTCAACATCCTCGAACTTGTTGTTGTCATCTAGGGTTGTAACAACAGATGCATCAGATTCAAACTCTACAGTGTACATCACTCTTCCTCTAAACAAAAGCCACACATATCATTCTGTGCTGGACCACCACAACTTACACAGGTCTGCCACTTCTCATCTTCCAGACCTCTCTTTACTAATGTTACAAAGCCTACGTCAAAGATAGCCATGAATGTCTTAGGGTCACACTCCACTTGTAATGTGGCACTACCATCCTCGTGTTCTTCTATATCTGTTACTTTTATCTCACTCATTATTGATTCTCCCTTAATGCTTTCCAACTTACAGGAAATAATTTAATCATCATACGATCAATATCCCATGCTACCTCTGCTGTCTCAGCTTGTGTGTCGGGCTTACATCGTAGGTTACACATGTCAGAAAAGGCATCTAGGCTACCTGACCAGTACCACTCAGTCATCATGCTCTGGGGTAGTACCATCCGGGCTTGCTCAGGACAGACACCAGCTTTAAGTAAACCTTCATAAGCATCTTTGCAAGCATACATAGCTCTACCAACTGGTACACTACCTCTGACTTCCACGACACCAGCAGACCCTTGCTTCTTGTCTTCACTACGTCCTCTCCATTCTTTAGGTGAAAAGAAATCAACTTCACTGTCCACATACCTACGACTAATCTCATTCCAACGTAAGAACTTATGCTTGACAAGTTGCCTAGCTACAAACACAGGTGCCTTAACGTGGAACGATGCAAAGGCATGTCCGAAGGGTGAGAGGTGCTTGTGTTTAGCTAGGTACTTGATCAACTTGACGTCCTTTGGTTGTAGCACCTTAGCCTCACCGTTATGCACCCTTGGCATGAAGTCAGACTTCTTACCGAAGGAAACTCGTGCACTGTTGACTACCGACAAGTCAGTACCCATGTGATCAATGTAAGATGCTACAATCATTTTTA